GTCTGCTCACAATAAATGGGAAGAGACATTAAATCTCTCCATAAATCTCCTAACTTCTCCTTAACACAGTTAAGGATCTTTTGTTGAACCCAGGCAGGAAACCTGTCAGTTGCACCCGTCATGTCAAAGGAAGCTGCGAAACGGCATCCTTTTTCATACTGTGATCTGAAGAACTTCGCTGAACGTTCTTGATCATAGGTAAAGTCTGTATCAAGCTTTCTTAGAAATCTCATAACGTCGTTATGAAGACCAAAAAGAACAGATTGAATCCAGAAATTACAGGCAGTGATAACCCTGGTCTTGCCTCCCTTTTCACTTAAGAATGAAAATTTAGCAATGCGAGGTACGTCCGAAGGACGTACACCAACGTTAAATCCAAATTGGCTAAGTATTTCACAACACTTAGAACAATAAGAAAATTGCCACCACAAACGATTGTGGAGGTAATCACTGTTGTACAACCTTGAGAATTCCCTTAAGGAATTCAATATAGGTCCAAATTCGGTACGCGTTAGGGTCATCGCATCGATAAGCGAATACCTAAAGCTAGGTGAGCCCCAAGGGCCTCCTTTCACACCAAGAAAGATCTCTGATCCTTCTTTATGTTTGAGGGTAAACCACTTAGGTACGAACCATTCAATGAAGCGAAGGAATGAATGGACGTGATGATATCTTGGATCTTCTCGTGAGCATGACTCTGTCACACCCAAATATGGATCCAAAACAGTCGAGAGAGATACTTTCGGAGTATCATAGTAAAGAGTATACGCAGTCGTGATACTAATCGCGATCATGCGTAAAACTCTAAACCGTGAAACAGCCAGGCGACGGAGTCCCTTAAGACGACGTGGTAGACCGGTATGATCCGTTCTTAACCACATCGAATAAGGGGTGAAACTCCCTGGCACATGGACACCAGTCTGGTGTCTTTTCATGGCCATATGTACTTCTTTTAGTATCTTGATACCAAAAGACTTACCGTGGTGCCTGAAGAGGGCACCACGAAAGGAATCGTACTCCTGGAACACATGACGAAGACTGTAGAAACTTTCACGGCAGAATGTTCGCAACGCGAACCATAACGTCGTCAAAGTAACAGAACTTTGTTTCATGGCTTCCTTTACATTTTTCCTCATTCCGCACCAGTGCAGAAAGGTTATCTCTATGGTAAATAGTTGATAACTCGACTAATTATCATTGAGAGCGTGATTGGATTTCATCCAGTCTCCTGAATGTCCTGGAAAAGGGAGGTCCTTAATATTCTTGTACAAACGTCTCAGCTAAATACTCGAATAATTTCACCAATGATATCCATATGTAAATTGGATGTTAAGTGACTTATTCAGTCCCCTAACGTTTATTGCTATCGCACCGATAGTTTCACTATCTTGTGTGTTGCTAGCTCAAATGACGTGCCCTAATCAGATGCCCATCAATCAGCACCTGCCCAAAGGTTACC